GGTAAGCCCATATAGTCTTGAAGGCTGCCTACGGCATAACCGTTTGCTGGGCTTGTTTGTGTTGGTACGATATAAGATATCGAGTCAGTTGGGTTCTCTTGCTGTCCCATAAATTTTTGCCAATTATCCCAAATTAGGCGGTTGGGTACAAAGAAGAAGAACGAATCCATAATCATGTTATCCATGATTGGATATAAAGGCGTTGCTAGACGGGCAAATGCCGTCATTTTAAGATTGAATGTGTCTCCGGGTAGGACCTCGTCGACGTATACAGGAATTAAGTAGCCCGCATCGAATGTAGTTTTATGAGTTTTTTGAGCATCGAATTTACTACGTGGTATATCTGCTCTTGGAATCATAGCGAAACGATTAGTGTTTACTGAACGATTGCGGTGCATGTTTTTCCTTGGTTTGGTTCCGTGAGAAATGTTGCCATTTCTCTACGGTTGTTTTATTTAAGTTTAACTTGTTTTCCTAATGATAGGAGTTTTGGTTGTTCGTGTAAATCGAATAATCCAGTTGAATCATCAAATTCTCCAAATTCATATAGATCAAAGTCATCTGGATGGTTATATAACTGATTTTCTGCGTCATTTCGATTGATTTCATCAGAGAATGACCGAATGGCTACGCCAGGTGATGGTACGAACATTGGACGACCGTATGCTTCAGCAGCACGGTCTTTTACGGAAGCGAGGATTAATTTCATAATTTTCCTAAGTGAGGTTACGTTTAAGTTGTTGAAGTTTTGCCAGAGTTACTGCTTCTTTAACAAGAAGTCGCTCTGGTGTATTGTCTTCAGAATTGAGTTTAGCATTTTTTTCACGCATGTAAAGTAGTTCGTCATACTCGTATGGTTGGTCAATTTTGTATTGTTTATCATAATATTTTGGTGGTTTGACCTTTTTTCCTCGTAATATGACGTAATCATGCGGATATATATCTGAAGCATATTTTTTATAAAAGTCTCGCCCTATACCGGGCTTTAAGGACATTTTATTGAATTCAGGTTTTCGAATAGTTATCTCACCTGTGTCCTGGCATATTTCCTGGTAGTGGTTATTGGCATTCTTTCCCGTAACTTTTTTCATAATATATCGCGCAACATATGCTGCTGATTCGAAGTTAACGTCTCCAATGGAGGAATAACCAAATGGCCAGAGTAGTTCAAGGTCTTTGGATCTATAAAGCATAGAACCAGAGGGAGACCTTTGCCATAGTTTTTTATCATGAAAGTCGTATCCGAAGATACAGGCGTGGAAGTGAGGTCTGCCGAAATTTTCGCCATACTCTCCAGCCATGTAATAGCGGATTCTAAGGTTTCCGAGTGATTTTCGAAGTCGTTTAATGAACAGTTGAAAGTCTTCGTAATGTAAGCTGCCATCGCTTGGGAGATGTGTATTGTCATATGTGAGTGTTATGAAGCAATTTTTTTCATGTAATTGGGCTTCGTGCATGCAACGAATAGCCCATTGTCTTGATCGTTCTAGACGGCATCCAACGCATTGCCCACAGGGCAAGTCAAGGGATCGAACGATATCATGTTTTCGAGTTTCATCGAAAACAATAGATTTATCAAAGCATTGAAATGCTTTGAGAGGATGATAACAAGGCATGTGAGGTGCCTGGGGACTTTATTAGAGCCTCCAGCCTCCACGCATAGGCGTGTTACGCATGTTTGCGGACTTAGTATGGTGTGCATGTTTGCGAAAAGTCCTAGCGGACTTTCGTTTATTAGCTGGTCTGCGACGCATCATTTTATTGTTCCTTGTTTATCGGGTTTTTGTGGTTTGGTGTCACCTAGCACAGTTACATCAAGTAGGTAACTGTGCTTCCGTGGTTTCAACAGGGGTTGAAACCACGGTATTTTGGACTACAAGTCCAAGTTCTTCCGCTTCGCTTCGATTATCAGGGTTTTCCATAAAATCGATTAGTTTCGCAGGATCATTGTCGAAACGTGATCTTAATTGGGCTGGCAAAGCATCAAATTGCTCTTCTGCAGCGATAATCGCATTAAGAGCAGTATGGTAGTCGTTGACACCAGAAAAATCGCCGTATGAGGCTGTTAAAGGCGCCTGGGGTAATAGCCCAGTCATGCCAAATTTTTGCATAATATTGTTTATATCGCACTCTTCAGCAAATTGCTGCTGAGTCAGAGTAGCGTCCTCACAACGCAACCCTGACTCATTTGACGCAGCAATCGTGTCGTAGTTGTATGGTGTTCGTAGAAACGGGGCGACAATTTTCATTTTCATTCCATTGGTGGTTGATTAGAGTTGTAATCGGGCCTTACTGGTTGGCCACGATAATTTTTTTGCGGTGTCTGTTTAGCTCGTGTTACAGCGCTAACGGCAGAAGATGCGCCTTGCGCAATATCTTTGCCTATTTCAGCACCTTTTTCCCAAGTTTTTAAATTGGGATTATCTTTATAAGTTTTTCCGATAGCAGTTGCTTCGGGTTGCATAGCTGAAGTTCTGGCGGCGGTTGCAGAACTATTCTTAGCAGCCGCTAAGTTATTAGTAATGATGGAATCTATTTGATTTCCATATTTTTGGTGTCCGGGTAATTTTGCAGCTTCATTAGCTGCGTCTATGTTAGTTTTTAACATAGAACTATGAGCAAGATTTGCTTGCTCTTCTGCGGCACCAGTTTGAGCTTTTAATAAAGCATTTTGGTTATAGTTATTTACTGCTTGGCTAGCAATATGTGCGCCTTGTACGGCGCTGCCAAGCGAGTTTTGCATAGTCGCCATAGCTCCTGAAGGTGTAGACGCTCCACCTTGTGAATATGCAAGCATAGGATTTAATCCTGCAGCTTGCATATCTTTTACGGCACGTTGATATGCCGTTGAGGATTGTTGAGCTTGAAAATCCATTTGCGCTTGTGATTGTGCTGCATTAGCAGAATTAGTTTGCTGAGTTCCAAAATAGGAACCAGCAGCCCCTAAAACAGGGGCTAAAGCGCTTAGCGGATCAGAGACAGCTTTAAAAGCGTCTCCAACCGCATTTGTGATTCCGTCAAAAAATCCCATTAGAAATGATCGATTAAGCCAGGTACAGAGTACATTGGCATTGGTCGAGCCATCTTTACATCAAAGAATGAATCGAATAAGAATTGTTGGCCGTTGGCTGCTGCTCCGACAGCTACTACACGACTCACAGGTGGTGTGTCCTGAATAAAGGTTGAGTTCAAAGTAGGCGCAGCAGTAAATTTCTGAGATAAGTGCCAGCCATCAATTGTACCTGCTGAGGTTGATTTAAACAAACCAGTAATCTTAGATGGTTTGTATCGGTATTCTGCCCATCGTTCCTGATAGCCAAATACTGTATTGTCGGCAGTAGTATTGCCGGTTGCATAGATTTCTTTTTGCAATATAGCTTGCTCGCCCAGAGTTGCAAATGCTGGGAAATAAAAATCATAGCGAGTTGATCTTGACCACATACGGTCAAGGCCTTGCTGGTAAGTTAAATCGGCTCGTACAGAAACTAAACCGACAATTACGCCATGCTCAGTAAATGATTGAGTAAATCCATGATTATGAGCCAGGGCAGTACCCATAGCAGCAAGGTTGCCCAAAGGGGTAGATGCTCCTGTTTGACCAGTAGCCGATGTTTGAGCAATCGGATTAACGTTAATAGGGGTCGATCCGCCCCCGAGATATTCTGGACGCTGTAAACGAGCGTCAGGAGAGATAACGCCAAAGTGAGACCTAATAATTTCAGTATATCGAGTACCGCCTCTAGCGTCTCGTTCCAATAATTTTTGAATCTGAAAAGATTGACGTAATTGATTAACAGTTGCAGCCGTTGCAGTAGATAAGTCTGCATATAGTCCTGTATTTGTTCCAAATACTAAATTATTAACGCCTGATATTACGGAACCAGACAATCCAAGATTGTTGTATCCGGCTGTAGTAGAAGCGTTAATTAAGTTGTAATTTGTGCCACCAGTAGCAAAATTAGGGTTGGTACCATCGGACTTAATTGCAGCCGATGTACCAAGAGGTAAGGTGACACTAGAACCTTTTTGAGGCCATGGTAATGATGACGTAAAGTAATCATGTCTTTTTCCACGGCGTAATAGCGTGTAATTTGTAACAGTATCAGGGCCATCGCCCTTATCTACTACAACGCTAGTTTGTAAGTTTTCATCTCGGAACCATTGGTTCCAAATGAGATTGTAAGCACGTGGCCAGAAGGCGCAGTGCGTAATAGTATTTCCTGTCGTAATTTGTCCGACAGTTGGTAAGCCCATATAGTCTTGAAGGCTGCCTACGGCATAACCGTTTGCTGGGCTTGTTTGTGTTGGTACGATATAAGATATCGAGTCAGTTGGGTTCTCTTGCTGTCCCATAAATTTTTG